CTGTTTCTGACTGAGACATGTCATAGCGCGGTCCGCCAGGGCTCGCCGCGCAGATATGCGCCGCCTCACCCGTCTTGATAGAAAGATTTTCCGCCAATTGATCCGGGCCGATTGTTACCCTATGACAAGAGGGATTGCTACAAATATATGCAGCGCGCTCTGCTACCTTACCTACAACGCTTGGAGGAAAGTTGTGCCTATTTGTCTTGGTCATAAAAGTTATGCTTCTTTGTTTTTTTCATCTATGTGGGGAGAATAAAATCATACTTTTTATATCTGATCCTAGGGCTGACCAGCAACCTATTGATCAAAAAACCAAGATATTAGCTAAAAAAAATCAGCATACTTGAGACCAAGCTCAATGTCCGCTCCTCGCTCAAAGCAGACTGTCAGATTTGATAGCGTTTGGGCTATGTAAATTGTCAGTTGGAAAATGAGTGAGTGCAAATCATGACAGGCAGGCGGATTACCCGCTTTTTCTTTGTCTGTTGTTTCATCCACTGACCAGCCAGGTCAAATAGCGTCTCATGCACTGCCCAACAGAAAATAGTTGCACCCATTAACCACGGAGTTAAACGGATGAGTGACTATCATCACGGCGTGCAGGTGCTGGAGATTAACGACGGCACCCGCGTCATTTCCACCGTATCCACTGCCATTGTCGGCTTGGTCTGCACGGCCAGCGATGCGGATGCGGAAACCTTCCCCCTCAATAAACCTGTGCTGATTACCAATGTGCAGAGTGCAATTGCAAAGGCTGGTAAAAAAGGCACGCTGGCGGCATCGTTGCAGGCCATCGCTGACCAGTCAAAACCGGTCACCGTTGTTGTGCGTGTGGAAGACGGCACCGGCGACGACGAGGAAACGAAACTCGCGCAGACCGTATCCAATATCATCGGCACCACCGACGAAAACGGTCAGTACACCGGACTGAAAGCCCTGCTGGCGGCGGAGTCGGTAACCGGTGTTAAACCGCGTATTCTCGGTGTGCCGGGACTGGACACCAAAGAGGTGGCTGTTGCACTGGCATCAGTCTGTCAGAAGCTGCGCGCTTTCGGGTATATCAGCGCATGGGGCTGTAAGACCATTTCCGAGGTGAAAGCCTACCGCCAGAATTTCAGCCAGCGTGAGCTGATGGTCATCTGGCCGGATTTCCTCGCATGGGATACGGTCACCAGCACCACCGCCACCGCGTATGCCACCGCCCGTGCGCTGGGTCTGCGTGCCAGAATCGACCAGGAGCAGGGCTGGCATAAAACGCTGTCCAATGTCGGGGTGAACGGTGTTACCGGCATCAGCGCATCTGTATTCTGGGATTTGCAGGAGTCCGGCACCGATGCTGACCTGCTTAACGAGTCAGGCGTCACTACGCTGATTCGCCGTGACGGTTTCCGATTCTGGGGTAACCGTACCTGCTCTGATGACCCGCTTTTCCTCTTTGAAAACTACACCCGCACCGCGCAGGTGCTGGCCGATACGATGGCTGAGGCGCACATGTGGGCGGTGGACAAGCCCATCACCGCAACGCTGATTCGCGACATCGTTGACGGCATCAATGCCAAATTCCGTGAGCTGAAAACAAACGGCTATATCGTGGATGCGACCTGCTGGTTCAGCGAAGAATCCAACGATGCGGAAACCCTCAAGGCCGGAAAACTGTATATCGACTACGACTATACCCCGGTGCCTCCTCTCGAAAACCTGACCCTGCGCCAGCGTATCACCGATAAATACCTGGCAAATCTGGTCACTTCGGTTAACAGCAATTAAGGAGACTGACCGATGGCAATGCCGCGCAAACTCAAGTTAATGAACGTCTTTCTGAACGGCTACAGCTATCAGGGCGTTGCAAAGTCCGTCACGCTGCCAAAACTGACCCGTAAGCTCGAAAACTATCGCGGTGCGGGGATGAACGGCAGCGCACCGGTAGACCTCGGCCTTGATGACGATGCGCTGTCAATGGAGTGGTCGCTCGGGGGCTTCCCGGATTCGGTTATCTGGGAGCTTTACGCCGCAACCGGTGTGGATGCCGTGCCGATTCGTTTTGCAGGCTCTTACCAGCGCGACGATACCGGCGAAACGGTGGCCGTCGAAGTGGTCATGCGTGGACGTCAGAAAGAAATCGACACCGGCGAGGGTAAACAGGGAGAAGACACCGAGTCGAAAATCTCCGTGGTCTGCACCTATTTCCGGCTGACGATGGACGGTAAGGAGCTGGTCGAAATCGACACCATCAACATGATTGAGAAGGTGAACGGCGTCGACCGGCTGGAGCAACACCGCCGAAATATCGGCCTGTGATTTTCATCCGGTCAGCCTGGCTGACCGGTTAACCCTGATTCAGAAGTGAGAAAACCATGAACAAAGAAAATGTGATTACCCTGGACAATCCGGTCAAGCGTGGTGAGCAGGTAATCGAACAGGTCACGCTGATGAAACCCAATGCCGGGACGCTGCGCGGTGTCAGTCTGGCTGCGGTCGCGAACTCCGAAGTCGATGCACTGATTAAAGTGCTGCCGCGCATGACGGCACCGATGCTGACCGAACAGGAGGTCGCCGCGCTGGAACTGCCTGACCTTGTGGCGCTGGCCGGTAAGGTGGTCGGTTTTTTGTCGCCGAACTCGGTGCAGTGACGTTTCCGAAAAATCTCTCGGTCGATGACCTGATGGCGGATGTGGCAGTGATATTTCACTGGCCGCCATCAGAACTGTATCCCATGAGCCTGACCGAACTCATCACATGGCGCGAAAAGGCGCTCCGGCGAAGCGGAAACACGAATGAGTAACAATGTAAAATTACAGGTATTGCTCAGGGCTGTTGACCAGGCATCCCGCCCGTTTAAATCCATCCGCACAGCGAGCAAATCGCTGTCGGGGGATATCCGGGAAACACAAAAATCACTGCGCGAGCTGAACGGTCAGGCATCCCGTATTGAGGGATTTCGCAAGACCAGTGCACAGCTCGCCGTGACTGGTCATGCACTTGAAAAGGCTCGGCAGGAAGCCGAAGCCCTTGCCACACAGTTTAAAAACACCGAACGTCCGACCCGTGCTCAGGCGAAAGTGCTGGAATCCGCAAAGCGTGCGGCGGAGGACTTACAGGCGAAATATAACCGCCTGACGGATTCTGTTAAACGCCAGCAGCGGGAACTGGCCGTTGTGGGAATTAATACCCGCAATCTTGCACATGATGAGCAGGGACTGAAAAACCGTATCAGTGAAACCACCGCACAGCTTAACCGTCAGCGTGACGCGCTGGCGCGTGTCAGTGCACAACAGGTAAAACTTAACGCAGTCAAACAGCGTTATCAGGCAGGAAAGGAACTGGCCGGAAATATGGCCTCAGTGGGCGCTGCCGGTGTGGGGATTGCAGCTGCGGGAACGATGGCCGGAGTTAAGCTGCTGATGCCCGGTTATGAGTTTGCGCAGAAAAACTCAGAATTACAGGCTGTGCTCGGTGTGGCAAAAGACTCCGCCGAAATGACCGCACTCCGCAAGCAGGCGCGCCAGCTCGGCGACAATACCGCAGCCTCGGCAGATGATGCAGCCGGTGCACAGATTATCATTGCGAAAGCGGGTGGAGATGCTGCGGCTATTCAGGCGGCAACGCCGGTCACGCTGAATATGGCACTGGCGAATCAGCGGTCGATGGAAGAAAACGCGCAACTGTTGCTGGGGACTAAGGCATCCTTTCAACTGTCAAATGATGATGTCAGCCATGTGGGCGACGTGTTGTCGGCAACGATGAATAAGTCGGCGGCTGATTTTCAGGGACTCAGTGATGCACTGACTTACCTCGGGCCGGTTGCGAGGACGGCAGGTGTAAGTCTTGAGCAGGCAGCAGCCATGACAGGTGTGCTGCATGACAATAACATCAGGGGGTCAATGGCGGGGACGGGTAGCAGTGCCGTTGTCACCCGATTACAGGCACCGACTGGAAAAGCATGGGATGCACTCAAAGAGCTTGGCGTGAAAACCTCGGACAAAAAGGGAAATATGCGTCCGTTATTCACCATTCTGAAAGAGATTCAGGCCAGCTTTGATAAACACAAGCTGGGAACGTCTCAGAAGGGGGAATACCTTAAAACCATTTTTGGTGAGGAAGCCCTGAAATCAGCGAACGTTTTACTGGCAGCGGCAGCAAGCGGAAAACTGGATAAGCTGACCGCCACGCTGAAAGCCTCGGACGGTAAAACGGAAGAGCTGGTTAAAATCATGCAGGATAACCTCGGCGGTGACTTTAAGGAGTTTCAGTCCGCTTATGAGGCGGTGGGGACTGACCTGTTTGACCAGCAGGAAGGCGCGCTGCGTAAGCTCACGCAGACAGCCACAAAGTATGTGTTAAAACTCGACGGCTGGATCCAGAAAAACAAATCACTGGCGTCAACCATCGGCATCATTGCCGGTGGCGCGCTGGCGCTTACTGGCATCATCGGTGCCATTGGCCTTGTAGCCTGGCCGGTTATCACCGGCATCAATGCCATCATCGCGGCAGCAGGCGCAATGGGGGCAATCTTCACGACGGTTGGCAGTGCCGTTATGACGGCCATCGGGGCGATTAGCTGGCCGGTTGTGGCTGTGGTGGCCGCCATTGTCGCCGGGGCGTTGCTTATCCGTAAATACTGGGAGCCTGTCAGCGCATTCTTTGGCGGTGTGGTGGAAGGGCTGAAAGCGGCATTTGCGCCGGTGGGGGAACTGTTCACGCCACTTAAGCCGGTGTTTGACTGGCTGGGAGAAAAGTTACAGGCCGCGTGGCAGTGGTTTAAAAACCTGATTGCCCCGGTTAAAGCCACACAGGACACCCTGAACCGTTGCCGTGACACGGGCGTCATGTTCGGGCAGGCACTGGCTGACGCGTTGATGCTGCCGCTTAATGCGTTCAACAAACTGCGCAGTGGTATTGACTGGGTACTGGAAAAACTCGGTGTTATCAACAAAGAGTCAGACACACTTGACCAGACCGCCGCAAGGACTAATGCCGCCACGTATGGCACCGGTGGTTATATTCCGGCGACCAGCTCTTATGCAGGCTATCAGGCTTATCAGCCGGTCACGGCACCGGCTGGCCGCTCTTATGTGGACCAGAGTAAAAACGAATATCACATCAGCCTGACGGGCGGTACTGCGCCGGAGACACAGCTTGACCGCCAGTTACAGGATGCGCTCGAAAAATACGAGCGGGATAAACGTGCGCGCGCCCGTGCCAGCATGATGCATGACGGTTAAGGAGGTGACGAAAAATGATGTTCGCGTTAGGTATGTTTGTTTTTATGCGCCAGACGCTGCCACACCAGACCATGCAGCGTGAATCAGATTATCGCTGGCCGTCAAATTCCCGTATCGGTAAACGGGATGCCTACCAGTTTCTCGGTGTGGGTGAGGAAAACATCACGCTTGCCGGTGTGCTTTATCCTGAACTGACCGGCGGAAAGCTGACGATGACCACGCTCAGGCTGATGGCAGAGGAAGGCCGGGCGTGGCCGTTGCTGGATGGCACAGGCATGATTTACGGCATGTATGTCATCAGCAGGGTGAGTGAAACAGGGAGTATTTTCTTTGCAGACGGCACACCCCGGAAAATTGATTTTACGCTGTCACTCACCCGCGTTGATGAATCACTGGCCGCGCTTTATGGCGATATCGGTAAACAGGCGGAGTCGCTCATCGGTAAGGCTGGCAGTCTGGCGACCAGATTCACGGGGATGACGGGGGCGGAATAATGCTGGATGCGCTGACATTTGATGCAGGCAGTACGCTGACGCCGGATTACATGCTGATGCTCGACAACAGGGATATTACCGGCAATATCAGCGACCGTCTGATGAGCATGACCCTGACGGATAACCGGGGCTTTGAGGCTGACCAGCTTGATATTGAACTGAACGATGCCGACGGGCAGGTCGGGCTGCCGGTTCGTGGCGCTGTCCTGACGGTGTATATCGGCTGGAAAGGTTTTGCCCTGGTATGCAAAGGGAAATTTACCGTTGATGAGGTTGAACACCGGGGCGCACCGGATGTGGTCACCATCCGCGCCCGGAGTGCAGATTTTCGCGGGACGCTCAATTCCCGCCGGGAAGGCTCATGGCATGACACCACGCTCGGTGCGATTGTTGAGGCGATAGCCTCCCGTAACAGGCTGGAAGCCAGTGTCGCTCCGTCACTGGCCGGAATTAAAATCCCGCACATCGACCAGTCGCAGGAGTCTGATGCGAAATTTCTGACCCGTCTTGCAGAACGCAACGGCGGTGAGGTGTCGGTAAAAATGGGAAAACTGCTGTTTCTCAAAGCGGGGCAGGGGGTGACGGCCAGCGGTAAAAAAATCCCGCAGATTACCATCACCCGCAGCGACGGCGACCGTCATCATTTTGCGATTGCTGACCGTGGAGCTTACACCGGCGTAACGGCAAAGTGGTTACACACCAAAGACCCGAAGCCGCAAAAGCAGAAGGTAAAACTGAAACGCAAAAAGAAAGAAAAACACCTGCGCGCACTGGAGCACCCGAAAGCGAAACCGGTCACGCAGAAGAAAGCGCCAAAAGTACCGGAAGCGCGCGAAGGTGAATACATGGCCGGTGAGGCTGACAACGTTTTTGCCCTGACCACGGTATATGCCACGAAAGCGCAGGCCATGCGCGCCGCTCAGGCGAAGTGGGATAAGCTGCAACGGGGCGTTGCGGAGTTCTCCATCAGTCTGGCTACCGGTCGTGCTGATATTTACACGGAAACACCGGTTAAAGTGTCAGGCTTTAAGCGCGTCATAGACGAGCAGGACTGGACAATCACTAAGGTGACACATTTTCTGAATAATAGCGGCTTCACGACGTCCTTGGAGCTTGAGGTCAGGCTTTCTGATGTGGAGTACGAAACAGAAGATGATGAGTGATGTTTTTATTTTATCTGTTTGTTTTATAAGGATAAATTAACTAAAATGGCACCATCAACAAAACCGGAAGAGGTGCTCGCGATGTTTCATTGTCCTTTATGCCAGCATGCCGCACATGCGCGTACAAGTCGCTATATCACTGACACGACAAAAGAGCGTTATCACCAGTGCCAGAACGTGAATTGCAGCGCCACGTTCATCACTTATGAGTCGGTACAGCGATACATCGTGAAGCCGGGAGAAGTCCACGCCGTAAGGCCGCACCCGTTGCCGTCAGGGCAGCAAATTATGTGGATGTAATTACAAACAGGAAGCCCCTCAGTCGAGGGGCTTTTTTGTCGATGTGGTCAATGTGTGGACGTGACCAGAAATAAATCCTTTTATTTCATTGTATTACGCGTAAAAAATAAGCCCGTGTAAGGGAGATTTAGGGTGTCACCAGTAGGGGCTTTCAACGGTACTATGCGGGTTTGAGCGGCATAAATTACCACTGAAAGCCCTTAAACGTTACTCTACTGTGGACACTGTGTGGACACTCTCGGCCTCAGTACCACCTCTTAGCGGATTAAGAGAAATGGCGTCCTGAAGGTACTCTGGCGCAAAATGAGCGTAAACCATAGTTTGCTCAATCCGCGTGTGACCTAGTATCCGTTGTAGCGTGATAATACTTCCTCCATTAATCATGAAATGAGTGGCAAAGCTGTGCCTTAGTGCATGTGTGGCTTGCCCCGTTGGCAAATCCGGTTTTATTGCTTTCATTGTTCGTCTGAAGCGAGGGTAATCAGCATCAGGGAATAAAAAACCTCGTTTGTTATCCGCGATCATTTTGGCAACAGCCTCTGAGATCGGGACGGTGCGTGGTTTGTTTGTTTTCGTTTTAACAAACGTGACGCGGTTATGGATGATATTTTCTGCTTTCAAACGAGCTGCTTCTCCCCAACGTGCTCCTGTACTCAGGCAAAGAATCGCAATCTTTTTATTGTCGCCGTCAAGTGCTGCAAGCAGTAAGGCAATTTCTTCCTGTGTGAGATAGCCTGTTTCTGGTTTTTCCTCCTTAAGCCTCTTTGTCCCTCTGATAGGGTGCTCACCAAAGAATAACTCCGCTTCAATCAGGGCTGTAAACATGCCGCTAATACATGTTAAATCACGATTGATACTCGAAGGTTTAATACCCTGACTTCTTCGGGTGGCGCAGTACTGGCTGATAAGGGATTTCGTGATTTGAAATGCGCATGGGTCATTCGTTATTTTTGTAAAGATTTCAATTTTTCCAAGATTAGATTTCCCATGCTCTTCGTGTTTACCCTTTAAATCCCACCAGATCTGTGTCAGTTCCGACAGACGTCGTTTGTCTGTTGGTTTTGATAGCCATTCTTTATTGTGGTGGTTGTACAACGTGTATTTTTCGAAAGCGACAGCTTCGCTTTTCTTATCAAACTTCCTACGGATGCGTTTTCCATTACGTCCAGTAGGGCGGATGTCCACTTCATATCGACCATCATCGAGTTTTTTGATTGCCATCAGAAAACCCTCCGAGTGGTACTTTTTTTTGCTACTACTAATCGCTTTTTTCGTGGTGGCTGAAATTTAGCCACCAATAGTAGGCACTTGTGATGAATATATTCACGATAAATTGTTAACCAGTCTTTTGACCGGAGTGGGGCGACGTTGTTTCGTTTTGCCCAAAGTGTGCGAGAGCGGGCGCAATTTGCCCGGCTTCTGGAGCTACCTGATCAGTCATGAACCACAAAGTATATTTAGTAAATCTAGGATGTTGTAAGACCTTCATTATGGCTTCAACTCCAGCGTTTTTTGACCGGCTCTCATAGCTCGAAAGTGAGCTGTAGGCTACACCAGTTAATTCACTGAATTCTTTACGGTTTAACCTTTCAGATTCACGGATTAGCTTCAACTTCTCCGAAACGTCTATTGACATAATTACACCGATTGCGTAATTTCTTGCTGATAGTGTGAAATGTTTTGCTTCTGGAGTTATCCTTTTAGGCAATAATTAGCCATTAGGAGCCATTAGAAGCACTAAGGGAGAATCGTAGCAGATGAATAGACAGCTTGTAAGCGTGACTGATGCCGTGCCTTATCAGGAGTTTGCAAAACTCATTGGTAAAACTCCAAGAGCTGTAAGGGGCATGATTGAGAAAGGGAAATTACCAGTTATTGAGATTACTGACCCTCAGTCAGTATCGGGGCGTGCTGGTGAATATTGGGTATACCTTCCGGCATGGAATAACGGACTAAAACTGGCTTATGAAAGCCGTCCTAAAGAGATTCGTGACGGCTGGTTGATGTGGTTAGGTCTCGGTGAACCACGTTAAGGAGAACCGTATGAATGAGCCTCGTTGTATTGCTCAGTTATTGCGTAACGAAAGCCCCAGGGCGATTGACTTCACCATCACCCATGGTAAGGGGCGTAAGGGAATCATTATCCGCACCAAAAAACAGAGTCCGTTAAAAAAGGCTCTGACCTTTCTGAAAAGCCGGAGGGTCTGGAAATGACTGTGATGACGCTCAATCTCGTTGAAAAACAGCCAGCAGCTATGCGCCGGATAATTGGTAAGCATCTGGCCGTCCCTCGCTGGCAGGAGACATGCGATTATTATAATCAGATGATGGAACGCGAACGGCTAACGGTTTGCTTCCATGCGCAGTTAAAACAGCGTCACGCAACGATGCGTTTTGAAGAAATGAACGACGTCGAACGTGAACGACTGGTTTGTGCAATTGATGAATTGCGTGGCGCATTCTCAAAACGCCGTCAGGTTGGTGCAAGTGAGTATGCATATATTAGTTTTTTAACAGTCAGTCAGCGTCGCACTTTATTTATGCACGCACGACTGACTGAAAAAGAATTCAACCAGCCATACTGGCGAATTAATGAAGAATCATGTTACTGGCGTGATGCTTTGTTCCGTGCATTACGTGAATTATTCAGCCTGTTTGAGTATGCACCGACAATTCTGACGTCGGTAAAACCAGAGCAATATCTGCATTAAATAATTAACCAGAGTTTTTAACGCACTTAATCGTGCGGGGCTTCTTTTTGCCTGGAGAAAGTCATGCATACAGTTTCTGAAAATCAGTGCGGTATATACGCATTACTGCTGCAACAGGCCAGAACCGAAGCACAGGCCGACGCTGCGACGCGCTTTTCTTCTCATCTTGACGCCATGATTCGCCACATCACAAAGGCGGAGTTATCCCGCGTGGAGATAGTCGAGCTGCTCAGTCAGGAGTCGGAAAAATTTCACAATATCGGATTGTCTCGCGGGAAGGTGCTTTGATGTCCTGTTCTCATTCAGTTGTATTACTGAATAACGCCTTAAAAATCGCCGTTATGAAAAATGGCGATTTGTCTCTTATTCAACTTTGTCTTGATAAAGAAAAACGCGACATAACTGAATCTGTTATCGCGATTTATCAGAATGAATTAAACCTCCTGTCTGATGTGGTCAATTTACTTGTTAAACGCGCTGTATTCCACAAGCAAATTTCATCCGTGGATGAGCTGACAAAATTAACGACAGAAATCGCCAGCTATTGCGCTGATGAATTCAAGAAACTGAACGATAAAAGGAGCTGGTAATGCCGGACAACGTAGATTTTATTCAGGAACAACAGGCTGAATTACTGGAGCGCCAGATTAACGCGGCAAGGGTAAAACATTGCGGTGTTTCTTCGCTGGTTTGCGAAGAGTGTGATGCGCCAATACCTGCTGCCCGTCGTGCGGCTTATCCGTCAGCCACGCGTTGTGTTTCCTGTCAGTCAGTCTTTGAAGCAAAAAACAAACATTACCGGAGAACGGCATGAGTATTCGTATTGAAATTGGCGAACGTTATGTCGTTACCAGTGACAGCTTTCAGTTTATTCTCCACGAGAAAAAGAGAGCGGAAAGCGGTAAAAACGCCGGTCAGGAATGGCTGTCGGTGGTTGGTTATTACCCGAAATTAAGCCAGCTCGTTTCCGGCCTGATGCATCACGATATTCTGACCGGAAGCGCAAAGTCTTTTGCTGATTTAAACGCGCAGGTTGAGCAACTCAGCAAGCGTTGTTCAGAGGTTTTTGGCTCATATGGCAGTTAAAGCCTCCGGGCGTTTTGTCCCTCCGTCAGCATTTGCCGCAGGCACCGGTAAGACGTTTACCGGTGCTTATGCATGGAACGCGCCACGCGAGGCCGTCGGGCGCGAAAGACCCCTTACACGTGACGAGATGCGTCAGGTGCAAGGTGTTTTATCCACGATTAACCGCCTGCCTTACTTTTTGCGCTCGCTGTTTACTTCACGCTATGACTACATCCGGCGCAATAAAAGCCCGGTGCACGGGTTTTATTTCCTCACATCCACTTTTCAGCGTCGTTTATGGCCGCGCATTGAGCGTGTGAATCAGCGCCATGAAATGAACACTGACGCGTCGTTACTGTTTCTGGCAGAGCGTGACCACTATGCGCGCCTGCCGGGAATGAATGACAAGGAGCTGAAAAAGTTTGCTGCCCGTATCTCATCGCAGCTTTTCATGATGTATGAGGAACTCAGCGATGCCTGGGTGGATGCGCATGGCGAAAAAGAATCGCTGTTTACGGATGAGGCGCAGGCTCACCTGTATGGTCATGTTGCTGGCGCTGCACGTGCTTTCAATATTTCCCCTCTCTACTGGAAAAAATACCGTAAAGGGCAGATGACCACGAGGCAGGCATATTCTGCCATTGCCCGTCTGTTTAACGATGAGTGGTGGACTCATCAGCTTAAAGGCCAGCGTATGCGCTGGCATGAGGCGTTACTGATAGCTGTCGGGGAAGTCAATAAAGACCGTTCTCCTTATGCCAGTAAACATGCCATTCGTGATGTGCGTGCACGCCGCCAGGCAAATCTGGAATTTCTTAAATCGTGTGACCTTGAAAACAGGGAAACCGGCGAGCGCATCGACCTTATCAGTAAGGTGATGGGCAGTATTTCTAATCCTGAAATTCGCCGGATGGAGCTGATGAACACCATTGCCGGTATTGAGCGTTACGCCGCTGCAGAGGGTGATGTGGGGATGTTTATCACGCTGACCGCGCCGTCAAAGTATCACCCGACACGTCAGGTCGGAAAAGGCGAAAGTAAAACCGTGCAGCTTAATCACGGCTGGAACGATGAGGCATTTAATCCAAAGGATGCGCAGCGTTATCTCTGCCGTATCTGGAGCCTGATGCGCACGGCATTCAAGGATAATGATTTACAGGTCTACGGTTTGCGAGTCGTCGAGCCACACCACGACGGAACGCCGCACTGGCATATGATGCTTTTTTGTAATCCACGCCAGCGTAACCAGATTATCGAAATCATGCGTCGCTATGCGCTCAAAGAGGATGGCGACGAAAGAGGAGCCGCGCGAAACCGTTTTCAGGCAAAACATCTTAACCGGGGCGGTGCTGCGGGATATATTGCTAAATACATCTCAAAAAATATCGACGGCTATGCACTGGATGGTCAGCTCGATAACGATACCGGCAGGCCGCTGAAAGACACTGCAGCGGCTGTTACCGCATGGGCGTCAACGTGGCGCATCCCACAATTTAAAACGGTTGGTCTGCCGACAATGGGGGCTTACCGTGAACTACGCAAATTGCCTCGCGGCGTCAGCATTGCTGATGAGTTTGACGAGCGCGTCGAGGCTGCACGCGCCGCCGCAGACAGTGGTGATTTTGCGCTGTATATCAGCGCGCAGGGTGGGGCAAATGTTCCGCGCGATTGCCAGACTGTCAGGGTCGCCCGTAGCCCGTCGGATGACGTTAACGAGTACGAGGAAGAAGTCGAGAGAGTGGTCGGCATTTACGCGCCGCATCTCGGCGCGCGTCATATTCATATCACCAGAACGACGGACTGGCGCATTGTTCCGAAAGTGCCGGTCGTTGAGCCTTTGACTTTAAAAAGCGGCATCGCCGCGCCTCGGAGTCCTGTCAATAACTGTGGAAAGCTCACCGGTGGTGATACTTCGTTACCGGCTCCCACACCTTCTGAGCACGCCGCAGCAGTGCTTAATCTGGTAGATGACGGTGTTATCGAATGGAATGACCCGGAGGTCGTGAGGGCGCTCAGAGGTGCATTAAAACACGGCCTGAGAAGACCAAACCGTCAGCAAAGAAACGGAAGCCCGTTAAAACCGCATGAAATAGCGCCATCGGCCAGACTGACCCGGTCTGAACGATTGCAAATCACCCGTATCCGCGTTGACCTTGCTCAGAACGGTATCAGGCCGCAGCGATGGGAGCTTGAGGCGCTGGCGCGTGGCGCGACCGTAAATTATGACGGGAAAAAATTCACGTATCCGGTCGCTGATGAGTGGTCGGGATTCTGGCATCAATTTGAGTAAGGATCTCATCTATACAGTATAAGTAGTTTTGACTGTAATTGATTGTTTTTTATATGGTTGCATGCATTAAATCTACGTCAATATCATTATGTTATAATGCATTACTTAAAAATGTTGGAGATAAAAATGTTAAAGCCTGCAGATGTTGTTTGTTTGAAAAGCGGTGGATTTAAAATGACTGTATCTGACTCTACTGAAACTCATGCTAAATGTATTTGGCATGATAAAGAAGGAGTTTTGCACGAGGAGTCATTCTCCATTGATTTACTGGAAATAGCAGAGAGTAAAAGTGGTATGCTTTGTCGTCCACGTAAGTGAATCATAATAAAATTCACGGGGGAAAGTATGAAACAATACAGCGAATTAGAAAACAATGTTAAGAGATTCATTGTTGAGCATGAAAAAGGGATTTCTATTGATGATATTCATCATAAGTTCCGGATGAAGGATGGTCAGAATCGCAAGATGGCAGATTATCTTATTGATAATAAAAAGATAATTTTGGAGATGAAAAGTCTTTTTTCTGACAGGGTCAAGAATGTCAATGATAAACTGAATGAGTTGGTTAAAACTGATAGTTGGCTTGCAAAAAACTGGCATGGTGCTATTCATTTAGAAGAGTTGATAAAAAGACACCCAGACTCAAAGCGATTTAGAAATGATATAATGAACTTTGCTTATGAAAATATTAAAACAAAGATAGTTAAGGAAGCTAATAAGCAAATAAATGCAACAAAGGATGTTTTGGATTTAAATGACTCGATTGGCGGGTTGATTTTGTTAAATGATAATGTCTTTTCACATGAGTCTAATTATTTGTCAGATGAAATATTATATTTGCTAGGCACAAAGAGATATTCGAGTGTTGAGTTTGTGGTTTATATTGCAAAATTGATTGATAAACAGGTTGATGTTTGTGTGCTACTTGACAGTCAATCTAAAAATAAAAATTATATTGAATGGTATATGAATAATGTTTTTTTATTGAACTGGGCGTCTTTTAATAAATATGCAATAAAGATGTAGTGGTGTGGATGGATATGAAATGAGTCAACCAAGATGCACCTTGGTCAGTAATCTCATGTGAGATACCACATATAACACCAAAAGTGTCAGGTTGATGGCCATTGTTCACCGTTTACAGCAGATTATGGTCAACGAAAATCTGACGCCTGACGAGCTGGTCGGGTGTGCCGAAATAGTCTGGGATAATTACGGGCGGTTTAACTATATCGGTCAGTCCAGAGTTGCGCCACCACCACGCAGACGATAGAGAACGCCGCCAGTCGTGAAACTTGTTTTCAGGCTGGCGGGGTTGAACAACGAGCGAAGTGAGGCGTTAGCATTAAGTTAATTTTAATGAATGGTACTCTATCGAGCTGATTGTAGATGCGATATATTTACGATCATTTACAGAGAGTATTGCCGCTAGTAGACGACATACCAGAGCCTGCATTTGTAGCAATATATCGCTACCATATTGACAATCATTGATACTAGAGAAACCAAGCGGTTGCCCATTAAAAATGGCTTCATGAAAATTATCATTGCGTATAACTGAAACATTACATTCATCTGTTGCCCATGACGGGATTTTTACACCGTAATTTTCGCACATCCAATATACTCTATTTTGATGAGATGGTTTTTTCTCTTTAATGACTTTATCCCTTTCATCCCATGCTATAGCAAAACAGCAATCAAGAGCCATATAAAGATACTGGAATTTCTCAAAGGAAAGGTATAGTGGGTTATGTGACAGGAATAGGGAGTGTATCACCGCAGCTATTCTTTTAATGGAGCGATCATCTTTTTGTTTGTCTTTTATATAGTTAAGAGCTAGCTCTATTACTTCTTTTTCAGAGCATCCAACGAGAATAAAGTCGGTTAACTTAGTGGGCTTGATAGTGGTTGCATCAAGAAAACCAGCGTCAGTGGTTGTCAATCTTATACCCTTGAAAAAAGAGAGGCACCACACAACAAAGTTGAGAGTTTCTAACGAGGATGTGTTTTTTAATTTTAGTGTGTGCGTTTTGGGCATGCCGAATACTCGGTAACTATAAGGCATTGTGCATGTGTCACCATTAAGGTTATATACCTTTCGATTCCCAGGGTATATCCAACCATTAACAACGTTTTTATCATTGTTAATACGTTCCACGTTCTCAATAAGACCGGGTAAAGTACGCAAAGAAAATTGTTCAGTCTCAATGTTAACTTCTACTGGATAGTATCCAAACTCCGAAATAATCTCATTTGGTTGCTGTTCGTCAACTTCACCTTGCATAACTTTCTCCGTTCAAAAACAGGCACGATAATTCTCGTAAGCCTATCATGTTCGCAAAGTATCCATACCTGTGGATTTTGTAAATTTAAGTTGATTTGTCATTAAATAAGCCGTTGCATGCAACAAGTGAATGTTTTTGCATGCGTCGGGGATGTCCGTTCAGGCTGCGTGCGGTCAGGACTGGTGCGGATCCATAGTATCTATGCAACTGCATTAAAACCGCCCCATGAAGCGGGCGGGCGAGGCGGGGAAAGCACTGCGCGCTGGCGGTGGTGCTGATTTTATTTTTTCAGCGTCTCAGCGTCTCAGCGTCTCAGCGCGTCGTGACGGCGTTTGGATTGTGCGCCGGGGCGTTGGTGTGTCTGCGGGGTGTTTTGTGCGGTGGTGAGCGTGTGAGGGCGTGATGACGGGGTGTAAAAAAGCCGCCCGCAGGCGGCGATGTTCAGCCGTTGTCAGTGTCCAGTGAGTAGTTTTTAAAGCGGATGACCTCCTGACCGAGCCAGCCGTTTATCTCGCAGATCCTGTCCTGTAACGGGATAAGTTCATTGCGGACAAAGACCTTTGCCACTTTCTCAATATCACCCAGCGACCCGACGTTCTCCGGCTTGCCGCCCATCAACTGAAAGGGGATGCGGTGCGCGTCCAGCAGGTCAGCGGCGCTGGCTTTTTTGATATTAAAAAAATCGTCCTTCGTTGCCACTTCACTGAGCGGGATAATTTTAATGCCGTCAGCTTTCCCCTGCGGGGCATAGAGAAACAGGTTTTTAAAGTTGTTGCGGCCTTTCGACTTCACCATGTTTTCGCGAAGCATTTCGATATCGTTGCGATCCTGCACGGCATCAGTGACGTACATGATATATCCGGCATGAGCGCCGTTTTCGTAATACTTGCGGCGGAACAGCGTGGCCGACTCATTCAGCCAGGCAGAGTTAAGGGCGCTGAGATATTCCGGCAGACCGTACAGCTCCTGATTAATATCCGGCTCCAGCAGGTGAAACACGGAGCCGGGCGCGAAAGGTGTCGGCTCGTTGAAGGACGGCACCCACCAGTAAACATCCTCCTCCACGCCACGGCGGGTATATTTTGCCGGTGAGGTTTCCAGTCTGATGACCTTACCGGTGGTGCTGTAACGCTTTTCCAGAAACGCATTACCGAATACCAGAAAATCCAGCACAAAGCGGCTGAAATCCTGCTGAGAAAGCCACGGGTGTGGGATAAACGTTGAGGCCAGAATATTACGTTTGACGTAAATCGGTGAGCTGTGATGCACGGCAGCACGCAGGCTTTTTGCCAGACCGGTAAAGCTGACCGGTGGCTCATACCATCTGCCGTTACTGATGCACTCGACGTAATCCAGAATGTCACGGCGGTCGAGTACCGGCACCGGCTCACCAAAGGTGAATGCCTCCATTTTCGGGGCGCTGGCGGTCATTTTTTTTGCCGCAGGTTGCGGTGTTTTCCCTTTTTTCTTGCTCATCAGTAAAACTCCAGAATGGTGGATGTCAGCGGGGTGCTGATACCGGCGGTGAGTGGCTCATTTAACAGGGCGTGCATGGTCGCCCAGGCGAGGTCGGCGTGGCTGGCTTCCTCGCTACGGCTGGCCTCATAGGTGGCGCTGCGTCCGCTGCTGGTCATGGTCTTGCGGATAGCCATAAACGAGCTGGTGATGTCGGTGGCGCTGACGTCATATTCCAGACAGCCACGGCGGATGACGTCTTTTGCCTTGAGCACCATTGCGGTTTTCATTTCCGGCGTGTAGCGGATATCGCGCGCGGCGGGATAGAACGAGCGCACGAGCTGGAACACGCCGACACCGAGGCCGGTGGCATCAATTCCGATGTATTCGACGTTGTATTTTTCGGTGAGTTTGCGGATGGATTCCGCCTGAGTGGCAAAGTCCATGCCTTTCCACTGGTGACGCTCAAGTATTCTGAATTTACCTCCGGCCACCACCGGCGGTGCCAGCACCACGCATCCGGCGCTGTCGCCACGGTGTGACGGGTCGTAACCAATCCATACCGGGCGGGAGCCGAACGGATTGGCGGCAAACGGCGCATAGTCTTCCCATTCTTCCAGCGTGTCGACCATGCAGCGTTGCAGCTCCTCGAACGGGAACACCGACGCCTTGTCGTCAACAAATTCACACATGAACAGGTTTTTAAAATCGTCGGCGCTGTTTTCACGTTTGAGCTGCTCAATGTCGAACAGCGTGCAGCCACCTTTCAGGGCGTCCTCAATGGTGACAATCTGCCGCCACTGGCCGTCCGCACAGAGAAGCCCCCCGGCAAGGGCGTTATGACTGACGTCGATTTCCACGCGTTCGGCGGCGCTGGCGCGTCCCCGGTTGAACAGTTCACCCGACCAGAATGGGTAGGCGTCGTGCGCCAGCGTGGACGGGGTGGAGAAATAGGTCGAGCGCAGGTGGCTCTGTGAGGCCATACCTGATGCCACCTTTCGCAGTACCTGAAAATTCGGGATCCAGAAAATCTCGTCGACGTACAGGTCGCCGTTATGGCTCTGTGCGGTGTTGGAGTTGGTGCCGAGAAAAATCAGTTTTGCGCCGTTATTGCCCAGGACAATCGGGTCACCGGTCAGGTCAACGTCAACCAGCCGGGCAAAGGCGATGATGTATTCGCGGAACACATACGCCTGCGTTTTACTGGCCGACAGAAAAATCTGGTTATGACCGGTTTTCAGGGCGCGCAGCAGCGCCTCGCGGGAAAAATAAAACGTCGCGCCAATCTGGCGGGATTTCAGGATATCGCGGATGCGGTGCTCAAGCCCGGCGCGATACCAGTGCAACTGATAGTCGAAAGACTGCTCAAAGAAAATCTGCTCCAGCTTTTCGATGGCCTCGTCACTGAAAAAATTCTTTTTCGGTTTGCGCCGCCCGCCTTTGTTGCGGTTAGCGACGTTCGGATTAAGGTCTGCCTCGTTGCCGGTCTGGCTGTAGCGGTTGACCCGTGCCAGTCGTTCAATCTGGCGTCCCAGCAGGTCAATTTCCTTGAAGTCACTGCCGGTTTTCTGCGGTTTGATGATGAGCTGGGTCAGCCGCGCTTCCAGGCTCATTTCGACACGGCTGATGGGGGCAACGCTGTCCCAGCCGTCGCGCTGTTTCCAGCTCTGCACCGTCGGGCGTTTCATCTGCAACATGGCGGCAATCTGCGGCACGGAAAACCCCTGCCAGTACAGCAGCGCCGCCTGACGACGCGGGTCGTGTAAAAGAGTGGTGTCTGTGGTGATGGTCATGAATACCTCGCCGTGATGAATACACGGCAAGGCTACTGAGTCGCGCCCCGCGATTCGCTAAGGTGCTGTTGTGTCAGTGATAAGCCATCCGGGACTGATGGCGGAGGATGCGCATCGTCGGGAAACTGATGCCGACATGTGACTCCTCTAATCACTATTCAGGACTCCTGACAATGGCAAAAAAAGTCTCAAAATTCTTTCGTATCGGCGTTGAGGGTGACACCTGTGACGGGCGTGTCATCAGTGCGCAGGATATTCAGGAAATGGCCGAAACCTTTGACCCGCGAGTCTATGGTTGCCGCATTAACCTGGAACATCTGCGCGGCATCCTGCCTGACGGTATTTTTAAGCGTTATGGCGATGTGGCCGAACTGAAGGCCGAAAAGATTGACGATGATTCGGCGCTGAAAGGCAAATGGGCGCTGTTTGCGAAAATCACCCCGACCGATGACCTTATCGCGATGAACAAGGCCGCGCAGAAGGTCTACACCTCAATGGAAATTCAGCCGAACTTTGCCAATACCGGCAAATGTTATCTGGTGGGGCTGGCCGTCACCGATGACCCGGCAAGCCTCGGCACGGAATACCTGGAATTCTGCCGCACGGCAAAACACAACCCCCTGAACCGCTTCAAATTAAGCCCTGAAAACCTGATTTCAGTGGCAACGCCTGTTGAGCTGGAATTTGAAGACCTGCCTGAAACCGTGTTCACCGCCCTGACCGAAAAGGTGAAATCCATTTTTGGCCGCAAACAGGCCAGCGATGACGCCCGTCTGAATGATGTGCATGAAGCGGTGACCGCTGTTGCTGAACATGTGCAGGAAAAACTGAGCGCCACTGAGCAGCGCCTCGCTGAGATGGAAACCGCCTTTTCCGCACTTAAGCAGGATGTGACTGACAGGGCGGATGAAACCAGCCAGGCATTCACCCGTCTGAAAAACAGTCTCGACCACACCGAAAGTCTGACCCAGCAGCGCCGCAGCAAGGCCACTGGCGGTGGCGGTGATGCCCTGCTGACGAACTGCTGACCGGCGTCAGTCAGTCCGGGAAAACCTTCACGATTAACCCTTAATTTCAGGAAAAACTATGCGCCAGGAAACCCGCTTTAAATTTAATGCTTACCTGTCCCGTGTTGCCGAACTGAACGGCATCGACGCCGGTGATGTGTCGAAAAAATTCACCGTTGAACCGTCGGTCACCCAGACCCTGATGAACACCATGCAGGAGTCCTCTGACTTTCTGACCCGCATCAACATTGTGCCGGTCAGCGAAATGAAAGGGGAAAAAATTGGCATCGGTGTCACCGGCTCCATCGCCAGCACCACCGACACCGCCGGTGGCACCGAGCGTCAGCCGAAGGACTTCTCGAAGCTGGCGTCTAACAAGTACGAATGCGACCAGATTAACTTCGATTTTTATATCCGCTACAAAACGCTGGACCTGTGGGCGCGTTATCAGGATTTCCAGCTCCGTATCCGTAACGCCATTATCAAACGCCAGTCCCTTGATTTCATCATGGCCGGTTTTAACGGCGTGAAGCGTGCCGAAACCTCTGACCGCAGCAGTAATCCGATGCTACAGGATGTGGCGGTCGGCTGGCTGCAGAAATACCGCAATGAAGCCCCGGCGCGCGTGATGAGCAAGGTCACTGACGAGGAAGGGCACACCACCTCTGAGGTTATCCGCGTGGGTAAGGGCGGTGATTATGCCAGCCTTGACGCACTGGTGATGGATGCGACCAACAACCTGATTGAGCCGTGGTATCAGGAAGACCCTGACCTTGTGGTGATTGTGGGACGTCAGCTACTGGCGGACAAGTATTTTCCCATCGTCAACAAGGAGCAGGACAACAGCGAAATGCTGGCCGCTGACGTCATCATCAGCCAGAAACGCATCGGCAACCTGCCAGCGGTACGCGTCCCGTACTTCCCGGCGGATGCGATGCTCATCACGAAGCTGGAAAACCTGTCCATCTACTACATGGATGACAGCCATCGCCGCGTGATTGAGGAAAACCCGAAACTCGACCGCGTGGAGAACTACGAGTCAATGAACATTGATTACGTGGTGGAGGACTACGCCGCCGGTTGTCTGGTGGAAAAAATTAAGGTCGGTGATTTCTCCGCACAGGCCAGGGCAACCGCAGAGCCGGGAGCGTAACCGATGACGAGTCCCGCACAGCGCCACATGATGCGGGTCTCGGCAGCGATGACCGCGCAGCGGGAAGCCGCCCCGCTGCGACATGCAACTGTCTATGAGCAGATGCTGGTTAAGCTCGCCGCAGACCAGCGCACACTGAAAGCGATTTATTCAAAAGAGCTGAAGGCCGCAAAAAAACGCGAACTGCTGCCGTTCTGGTTGCCGTGGGTGAATGGCGTGCTGGAGCAGGGCAAAGGTGCACAGGATGACATTCTGATGACGGTCATGCTGTGGCGTCTGGATACCGGCGATATTGCCGGTGCGCTGGAGATTGCCCGTTATGCCCTGAAGTACGGTCTGACCATGCCGGGTAAACACCGCCGCACCCCGCCGTACATGTTCACCGAGGAGGTGGCGCTCGCGGCCATGCGCGCTCACGCTGCCGGTGAGTCTGTGGATACCCGCCTGCTGACGGAGACCCTTGAACTGACCGCCACGGCTGACATGCCTGATGAAGTGCGCGCAAAGCTGCACAAAATCACCGGTCTGTTTCTGCGTGACGGTGGTGATGCCGCCGGTGCGCTGGCTCACCTGCAACGTGCGTCACAGCTCGACTGTCAGGCAGGCGTCAAAAAAGAGATTGAACGACTGGAGCGGGAGCTGAAACCGAAGCCGGAGCCGCAGCCCAAAGCGGCCACCCGCGCCCCGCGTAAGACCCGGAGCGTGACACCGGCAAAACGTGGACGCCCGAAAAAGAAAGCCAGTTAACAACGAATGCGCCCCGCGCCAGGGCGGCACGCCGGTCAGTGAGGGTGAATCACCTGACGCTGTACCGGCGTCCACCGCCCGACTTTTCAGAGGTAGTCATGATGACGCTGATTATTCCGCGAAAGGAGGCTCCCGTGTCCGGTGAGGGTACGGTGGTCATCCCGCAACCGGCAGGCGACGAGCCGGTGATTAAAAACACGTTCTTTTTTCCCGATATCGACCCGAAGCGCGTCCGGGAACGTATGCGCCTTGAGCAGACCGTCGCCCCCGCCCGTCTGCGTGAGGCCATCAAGTCAGGCATTGCTGAAACAAATGCGGAGCTGTACGAGTACCGCGAACAGAAAATTGCCGCCGGTTTTACGCGTCTGGCGGACGTTCCGGCGGACGACATCGACGGTGAAAGCATCAAAGTTTTTTACTACGAGCGCGCCGTGTGTGCGATGGCGACCGCGTCGCTTTATGAGCGTTATCGCGGCGTGGATGCCAGTGCGAAAGGCGACAAGAAGGCTGACAGCATTGACAGCACCATTGATGAACTGTGGCGGGATATGCGCTGGGCGGTGGCGCGTATCCAGGACAAGCCGCGCTGCATTGTGAGTCAAATCTGATGAAGACCTTTGCGCTACAGGGCGACACGCTCGACGCCATTTGTGTTCGGTATTACGGGCGCACTGAGGGCGTGGTTGAGACCGTGCTCGCCGCAAATCCGGGACTGGCTGAACTGGGTGCGGTGCTGCCACACGGCACCGCCGTCGAACTGCCCGACGTTCAGACCGCGCCCGTGGCTGAAACTGTCAATCTGTGGGAGTAACGCATGACAGCAGAAGAAAAAAGCGTCCTGTCGCTTTTCATGATTGGGGTGCTGATTGTTGTCGGCAAGGTGCTTGCCGGTGGTGAACCCATCACCCCGCGTCTGTTTATCGGGCGCATGTTGCTCGGTGGTTTTGTCTCGATGGTTGCCGGTGTTGTTCTGGTTCAGTTTCCTGACCTGTCACTGTCTGCGGTGTGCGGCATCGGCTCCATGCTGGGTATCGCCGGTTATCAGGTGATTGAGATTGCCATTCAGCGCCGCTTTAAGGGCAGGGGGAAACAGTAATGCCGGTAATTAACACGCATCAGAATATCGCTGCCTTTCTCGACATGCTGGCCGTGTCTGAAGGGACGGCGAATCACCCGCTGACGAAAAACCGGGGCTATGACGTGATAGTCACCGGACTGGACGGGAAGCCGGAAATCTTCACCGACTACAGTGACCACCCGTTCGCACATGGCCGACCGGCGAAGGTGTTTAACCGTCGCGGTGAAAAATCCACGGCCTCCGGTCGCTATCAGCAGCTTTACCTGTTCTGGCCGCACTACCGCAAACAGCTTGCCCTGCCGGATTTCAGTCCGTTGTCGCAGGACAGACTCGCCATTCAGTTGATCCGCGAACGCGGTGCACTGGATGACATCCGGGCGGGACGCATTGAGCGCGCCATTTCACGCTGTCGCAATATCTGGGCGTCCCTGCCGGGTGCCGGTTACGGTCAGCGTGAGCATTCACTGGAAAAACTGGTCACCGTCTGGCGTACCGCTGGCGGCGTACCGGCTTAAACGGAGTAAACACCATGAAGAAATTATCCCTTTCACTGATGCTGCACGTGTCGCTGGCGCTGATGCTGGCACTGTCCCTGATTTACCCGCAGAGCGTGGCCGTCAATTTTGTCGCTGCCTGGGCGATTCTGGCGACGGTTATCTGTGTGGTTGCCGGTGGTGTCGGCGTTTATGCCACTGAGTATGCGCTGGAACGCTACGGGCGGGAGCTGCCACCGGAGTCGCTGGCCGTGAAGATTGTCATGTCGCTGTTTTTGCAGCCGGTGCCGTGGTGCAGACGGGCGGCGGCTCTGGTGGTGATGGTGGCGACATTTATCTCGCTGGTCGCTGCCGGGTGGATTTTTACCGCGCTGATTTATCTCGTGGCGTCGGTGTTCTTCCGGCTGATACGTACGGCCTGCCGTCAACGTCTTGAGGGGCGGGAACCATGTCAAAGCTGATGATTGTGCTGGTTGTGTTGTTATCGCTGGCGGTGGCGGGGCTGTTTCTGGCGAAGCATGAAAACGCCAGCCTGCGCGCCTCGCTGGACAGGGCAAACAATGTCGCCAGCGGGCAGCAGACGACCATCACCATGCTGAAAAACCAGCTTCATGTTGCCCTTACCAGGGCAGACAAAAACGAGCTGGCGCAGGTGGCACTGCGTCAGGAGCTGGAGAACGCCGCGAAGCGTGAAGCACAGCGCGAGAAAACCATCACGAGGTTACTGAATGAAAACGAAGATTTTCGCCGCTGGTACGGCGCTGACCTGCCTGATGCTGTGCGCCGGTTGCACCATCGCCCGGCCTGCACTGACGCCAGTGATTGTCCACAACGCCTGCCCGAAAGTGAGCCTTTGCCCGATGCCGGGCAGTGACCCGGAGACGAACGGTGATTTAAGTGCCGATATCCGGCAGCTTGAGAACGCGCTGGCACGCTGTGCCAGCCAGGTAAAAATGATTAAACACTGTCAGGACGAAAACGATGCTCAAACCCGACAGCCTGCGCAGGGCGCTGACTGATGCCGTCACGGTGCTGAAAACCAGTCCCGAGATGCTGCGGATATTCGTGGATAACGGGAGTATTGCCTCCACACTGGCGGCGTCGTTGTCATTTGAAAAGCGTTACACGCTCAATGTGATTGTGACCGACTTTACCAGTGATTTTGACCTGCTCATCGTGCCGGTGCTGGCGTGGCTGCGGGAAAATCAGCCCGACATCATGACCACCGATGAAGGCCAGAAAAAGGGCTTCACGTTTTATGCAGACATCAACAATGACAGCAGCTTTGATATCAGCATCAGCCTGATGCTGACCGAGCGCACGCTGGTCAGTGAGGTGGACGGCGCACTGCATGTGAAGAATATTCCGGAACCCCCGCCGCCGGAGCCGGTCACCCGCCCGATGGAGCTGTATATCAATGGCGAACTGGTGAGCAAGTGGGATGAATGAGTTTAAGCGTTTTGAAGACCGGCTGACCGGACTGATTGAGTCGCTGTCACCGTCAGGGCGTCGGCGACTGAGTGCCGAACTGGCGAAACGTCTGCGGCAGAGTCAGCAGCGTCGGGTGATGGCTCAGAAAGCCCCGGACGGCACACCCTACGCGCCACGTCAGCAGCAGAGCGCCAGAAAAAAGACCGGTCGCGTTAAGCGAAAAATGTTTGCGAAACTTATCACCAGTCGTTTTTTGCATATCCTCGCCAGCCCGGAGCAGGCATCAATGGAGTTTTACGGCGGGAAGTCACCGAAAATCGCCAGTGTGCATCAGTTCGGTCTGTCGGAAGAAACCCGGAAAGACGGTAAGAAAATTGATTATCCGGCGCGCCCTCTGCTCGGCTTTACCGGTGAGGATGTGCAGATGATTGAAGAGATTATCCTGGCTCACCTCGACCGTTAGTTGTGCCATTCTTGACACCTCATCGTCACATTGCCGCCGGTATGACCCGGCGGCATCCTTCCCGTTATGAACACTCTCGCAAATATTCAGGAACTCGCGCGCGCACTGCGCAACATGATCCGCACCGGCATTATCGTCGAAACCGACCTTAACGCCGGTCGCTGCCGTGTGCAGACCGGCGGCATGTGCACCGACTGGCTTCAGTGGCTGACCCATCGCGCAGGACGTTCGCGCACATGGTGGGCACCTTCCGTGGGGGAACAGGTGCTGATTCTGGCCGTGGGCGGTGAACTCGACACGGCGTTCGTTCTGCCGGGGATTTATTCCGGCGATAACCCCGCGCCGTCTGCGTCGGCGGATGCCCTGCATATCCGTTTCCCTGACGGGGCGGTGATTGAATATGAACCCGAAACCAGTGCACTCACGGTAAGCGGAATTAAAACGGCCAGCGTGACGGCTTCTGATTCTGTTACTGCCACGGTGCCGGTGGTCATGGTGAAAGCGTCAACCCGCATCACTCTGGACACACCGGAGGTGGTCTGCACCAACAGGCTGATTACCGGCACGCTGGAAGTACAGAAGGGCGGGACGATGCGCGGCAACATTGAACACACCGGCGGTGAACTCTCATCAAACGGTAAGGTACTGCATACCCATAAACACCCCGGCGACAGCGGCGGCACAACCGGGAGTCCTCTATGACAGCACGTTATCTCGGAATGAATCGCAGTGATGGCCTGACGGTCACTGACCTTGAGCATATCAGCCAGAGTATCGGCGATATCCTGCGCACACCGGTCGGTTCACGAGTTATGCGTCGTGATTACGGCTCGTTGCTGGCGTCAATGATTGACCAGCCGCAGACCCCGGCGCTTGAGTTGCAGATTAAGGTCGCCTGTTACATGGCGGTGCTGAAATGGGAACCCCGCGTCACCCTGTCATCCGTCACCACTGAGCGCAGTTTTGACGGGCGAATGACGGTCACGTTAACCGGCCAGCACAACGACACCGGCCAGCCACTTTCGTTAACCATCCCTGTGAGTTGAAACCATGCCGATTATCGACCTGAACCAGCTACCCGCACCGGATGTGGTCGAGGAGCTGGACTTTGAAAGCATTCTCGCTGAACGCAAGGCGACACTGATTTCCCTTTACCCGGAAGATCAGCAGGAGGCGGTCGCCCGTACCCTGACACTGGAATCTGAGCCTCTCGTCAAACTGCTGGAAGAAAATGCTTATCGTGAGCTTATCTGGCGTCAGCGTGTGAATGAGGCCGCACGGGCGGTGATGCTGGCCTGTGCCGCCGGTAATGACCTTGATGTGATTGGTGCCAATTACAACACCACGCGCCTGACTATCACCCCGGCAGATGATTCGACCATTCCGCCGACACCGGCAGTGATGGAATCTGACACCGATTATCGTCTGCGTATTCAGCAGGCTTTTGAGGGCTTAAGCGTCGCCGGGGCAGTGGGAGCCTATCAGTATCATGGTCGCAGTGCTGACGGGCGTGTCGCGGATATTTCTGTCACCAGTCCGTCTCCTGCCTGTGTCACCATCTCTGTGCTGTCACGTGAAAATAACGGCGTCGCATCCGAAGACCTGCTGGCTGTGGTGCGTAACGCCCTTAATGGCGAGGACGTCAGGCCGGTGGCCGACCGCGTGACCGTGCAGTCTGCCGCCATCGTTGAATACCAGATAAACGCCACGCTTTACCTTTACCCTGGTCCCGAAAGCGAACCCATCCGCGCTGCCGCTGTGAAAAAGCTGGAAGCGTATATCACGGCACAGCACCGGCTGGGGCGCGACATCCGTCTGTCTGCCATTTATGCCGCTTTGCATGTGGAAGGTGTGCAGCGTGTCGAACTGGCTGCACCACTGGCCGACATCGTGCTCAACAGTACGCAGGCGTCTTTCTGTACCGAATACCGCGTCGTGACCGGAGGCTCGGATGAGTGATTCGCGACTGCTGCCGACCGGCTCATCACCGCTTGAGGTCGCCGCCGCAAAAGCCTGTGCGGAAATTGAAAAAACGCCGGTCAGTATTCGTGAGCTGTGGAACCCGGACACCTGTCCGGCAAATCTGCTGCCGTGGCTGGCGTGGGCGTTTTCGGTCGACAGGTGGGATGAAAAGTGGCCGGAAGCGACAAAACGCGCCGTTATCCGCGATGCCCATTCCATCCACTGTCATAAGGGCACTATAGGTGCAATCCGGCGTGTGGTGGAGCCGCTCGGCTATCTCATCAACGTGACGGAGTGGTGGGAAAACAGTGACCCGCCCGGCACCTTCCGGCTTGATATTGGTGTACTGGAAAGCGGTATCACAGAGGCAATGTATCAGGAAATGGAACGGCTGATTGCTGATGCCAAACCTGCAAGCCGCCACCTTATTGGCCTGAACATTACCCGGGACATTCCCGGATACCTGTTCGCCGGTGGTGTGGCTTACGACGGCGATGTAATTACGGTTTACCCCGGATAAGTGAGGAATAATGAGCACAAAATTCAGAACCGTTATCACCACTGCCGGTGCAGCAAAGCTGGCAGCGGCAACCGCACCGGGAGGGCGGAAGGTCAACATTACCACTATGGCCGTCGGGGATGGCGGTGGTAAATTGCCTGTCCCGGATGCCGGACAGACCGGGCTTATCCATGAAGTCTGGCGACATGCGCTGAACAAAATCAGCCAGGACAAACGAAACAGTAATTATATTATCGCAGAGCTGGTTATTCCGCCGGAGGTGGGCGGTTTCTGGATGCGTGAGCTTGGCCTGTACGATGATGCGGGAACGTTAATTGCCGTGGCGAACATGGCCGAAAGTTATAAACCCGCACTTGCCGAAGGCTCAGGGCGTTCGCAGACCTGCCGCATGGTCATCATCGTCAGCAGTGTGGCCTCAGTGGAGCTGACCATTGACACCACAACGGTGATGGCGACGCAGGATTACGTTGATGACAAAATTGCAGAGCACGAACAGTCACGACGTCACCCGGACGCCTCGCTGACCGCAAAAGGTTTTACTCAGTTAAGCAGTGCGACCAACAGCACGTCTGAAACACTGGCCGCAACGCCGAAAGCGGTAAAGGCCGCGTATGACCTTGCTAACGGGAAATATACCGCACAGGACGCCACCATAGCGCGAAAAGGCCTTATCCAGCTCAGTAGTGCCACCAACAGCACGTCTGAAACGCTCGCCGCAACGCCGAAAGCGGTAAAGGCAGCATATGACCTTGCTAACGGGAAATACACTGCACAGGACGCCACCACAACGCGAAAAGGCCTTGTTCAGCTCAGTAGCGCCACCAACAGTGATTCTGAAACGCTTGCGGCAACGCTAAAGGCGGTAAAGGCTGCGTATGACCTTGCTAACGGGAAATACACTGCACAGGATGCTACCACCGCGCGAAAAGGTCTTGTCCAGCTAAGTAGCGCCACCAACAGTGATTCTGAAACGCAGGCTGCAACACCAAAGGCGGTGAAGTCTGCCTATGACAATGCTGAAAAACGTCTTCAGAAAGATCAGAATGGTGCGGATATTCCGGGAAAGGATACCTTCACGAAAAATATCGGTGCCTGTCGTGCTTATAGCGGCGCTTTGAGTACTGAAGCCGGAAACTGGACAACCGCTCAGTTTATTGAATGGCTGGATTCCCGTGGTGCATTTAATCATCCGTACTGGATGTGCAAAGGCTCCTGGTCATATGCAAATAACAAAATCATTACGGATACCGGATGTGGTGATATCCACCTGGCTGGTTGTGTCGTCGAGGTCATGGGAATTAAATCTGCAATCACTATCCGAGTGACCACGCCGACAACATCAAGTGGTGGCGGTACAACCAGCGCGCAATTCACTTACATTAATCATGGGGACGGCTACTCCCCCGGCTGGCGTCGTGACTGGAATCGTCAGGGCGACGAAATGACCGGAACGATTAATCAGGACGGCGGTAGCCAGAATGCCTATATGTCTACGGCCTTATGTTCAGGCACCAGAGGCGGCAAAAAATATCTCAGAAAGTTTCGTGGTGGAGAAGGAGACACTGTCTGGCATGAAACAGTACAGGGCGGGGTAGTTCGCTGGGCGACTGGTAATACTGATGCTCAGGAAGAATTATCACTCAGCTCCGCTTATGGTCTCCGTTCAAGAGGTGAGATTACATCACTCAGTGCTAATGGTCTGCGCATTGCTTATGGCAATTATGGATTCTTTATCAGGAATGATGGCGGCAGCACATATTTAATGCTGACGGCCTCTGGCGATAAATTTGGGACATGGAACGGTTTAAGGCCGCTGACTATCAATAACGCCAATGGCGGAGTGTCAATGGGGCATGGCCTGAGTGTTACAGGTGATATTGTCTCAAGGACCAAAGTACGTGCCGGTAGCGGGAAAAAGTTCACGGTCAGCAGCAGCAATACATCCACGAAGGAAGCCGCATTCAATTTGTGGGGAAACTCAAGTCGTCCGGTGGTGGCTGAATTAGGTGATGATGCAGGCTGGCATTTTTACAGTCAGAGAAATACAGATAACAGCATCACTTTTGCTGTTAACGGGCAGGTATCACCATCTAACTATAGTAATTTTGATTCACGCTATGTCCGGGATATCCGGCTTGGTGGTGCTGCCACATACAAACCTGCGAACAATGGCATGACATGGACACATCAGGCACCGTCCGGGTGTGTATATTCCGGCATTATTGTTCAGGATACCGGCTCAAACTCTGCCGATAACATTGGTGGCGTATATTACAGACCGGTGCAGAAATACATTAACGGGACTTGGTATAACGTGGCGCAGGTATAATTTATGCAGCATTTGATAAATATAACGGCAGGTAATCCAAAAACGGTTGAACAATATCAATTGACAAAGGACTTTGATGTTGTCTGGTTTTTTTCAGAAGATGGTAAGAACTGGTACGAAGAACAAAAGTATTTTGCTGATGACACGATAAAAATAGCGTACGACAAAGATAATATTATCCGCTATGTGGAAAAGGATGTGACAGCTATCAGACCGGATGGATTAAGTGTTGTTGAAGTGCCGGATATTACTGCTAACCGACGGGCGGACATTTCAGGGGGCTGGATGTTTAAGGACGGTACAGTGATTAAACGAATTTATACGGCAGAGGAATTGCAGCAGCAGGCAGAAAATCGGAAAGCCAGACTTCTTGCAGATGCTGAATCCGTGATTTTGCCGCTGGAGCGCGCTGTCAGGCTGAACATGGCAACAGAGGAGGAGCGCACACGGCTGGAGGCTTGGGAACGCTACAGCGTTGTGGTCAGTCGTGTGGATCCTGCAAATCCTGAATGGCCGGAAATGCCGCAATAAGTTGTATGAACTCTGGTGTGAGCTTACATATCTATGGCACAGAGTAAAGCCTAATCTGACAGTCCGCTCTGTGCCAGGAGCAGACATTGCCAACGTTATGACCCTCGATTACATCAAAGAGCCCTATAGCCGAAACCTGCACCATAGCCATCTCTGTAGAATTCGTCCTAGGGGCTTTTAACAGACCTAGTTGTATGGATCGGAAGGAAATATTAAAGCTCAAGGCGTCAGTCCAGTGCTGTCCTGTTGGCTTACCACACGAAAGAGTGCTGATTGTACCTGATAACTAATGGATGCGGAGTGAGGGGGGCGGGTAGAACCAAAAGCACTTACTACGTGTGGCGCTCTCCTGGAAGAGGAGACGTCGAAGTGATAACGCTAACAACAGTCTTACTGGTGATGCAAATAATGCTAGCTGGTCTGGTTGCCATCAAGCAACTGACCGGACGCCCGTAAGGGATGGAGGAACTTGATTAAAGGCAGGGGGGTTACCTCCCCTGCCTTTTTTCGTTTCTGCGCAAGTTAGCTCTGTTATTATAATCTTTACTCACACTGTAAGGACATAGTTCAAATGACTGAATGGCTTAATGCACATTTTGGTGCAGACGCAGCTACCTATCTTAGCTTATTAGTCGGCGTACTGGCACTGTTTGGTATTGGGGGCGGTGTTACATATAGAATCAGACAGCAAAACAACATAAAACAGAAGGCAAAGAAAACCGAGGGTGATGTGAACCAGGCCGGGCGGGATATTAATCAGACCACCAACGTTTACCACACATCCAATGAATCTACTGAGGACCCTGTAAAAAAAAAGCAAGATGAACATGATCTGAAGATAATCGACCAGATCCTTGAATTGCTGCCTTATGAGGATACTACTCAATGGGTTGAGCAGAGCTACCTGAGCGGTATACGGCAAGATGTTTGCTTAAACATTGAAAAAGCTGAAAAATTTAGCGGTGAAAAGTATCGGTTATTCAATACTGAAGTGAATGGTGCGAAAGACGCTTTTTTGGACGCTATGACCGCATACGTAGATAGTACGCTACCATTTATGAGTGTTGATTACCCGAACAGAAAGCCAGTGATGCTAAGCCTTCCCCATGACTGGAAGAGTAAGAGTGTTGAATCGGAGGCAAACTTCCGCTTTCATCAGCAAAATGTGCGTGAAACATCGGGGGGGATGATTGCGCGCTATGAGGATTTTGTCAGGACATTTAAGGCTCATGGATTCATAAGCGATAAACTGTAAAGGCGCAGTGGGTCAGCGAACACCGCAACGACAGAACCGCGTAAGCGGTAAAATCAGCTTGTTAACTGGCGAGTTTATAGCCGTCCCTCCGGGGCGGCTTTTTTATGACTATAATCGACAGAATCACCTGAACGTCCAGGTGGGTTTCCCTGACAGGACGTCAAGGAATGTTCGCTTTGTGCCAGGAGCGGACGTTGCCAGCATTGAGTTTTCAGTTTTCAAAGGTATATCTTTAGATTTAGTTCACTTAGAATGAGCGTGTTAAAGTTTTCGGTTATGTGAGTATATTGAACATAACAAATAAACAATAATTTTTGTATTCCATTTAGGATATAAAAAAGAGGGATTTGAGTTATGTACGATTATAGTTTTTTACTTACTCCATCTACAGGATTTGTTAAAAGATTATGTGGAGTTTGGTCGAATGATTTCTCTATAAATGATGATTCTGACTCTGATTTAGGGCAAACAGATATTCATTTACTTTCATCTCCTCATTTGAATATCATATCCGACCCAAATGAATTGGCTTCCAAGTTAAAAGGTTTGTTGATGCTCATGAACGGCGCACTTAGCGTTCTTTATGGTTTTGAAAGATATCAATCTTTTGGTCCTCTTTCTATTTCTGGAAGTGAAGGCATTAATTACTCGGAAATATGCGGCTTTAAATCAATGGATGTAACTCAGGTAAACCCCTTTAATTTCCATGACATACAGCAACCACACCCTCGCGCTGATAATTTTTCACGATTAATTAATTTATCATCTAAACATGAATCCTTACGTGTTGTTTTAGGTATGTGTGCCTTAGGTGATGATTGGGTTAATCTTTATCGTTTGTGGGAAACAATTAGAGAATATGTATATGATAAATATGTGAAAGGTATACTAAATTTTCCCGACACTTATAAAGGCAAGAAATATCAGAGAGATAAAGTAATTAGCATGGCTTTTAATATTGATGAAAAGGAAATCAGCAGATTCACGGGCACTGCTAATAGCTTTGAACTGTTAGGGTATCTTGCGAGACATGGAAAGGGAAGTTCCGGAGGGATATTAAAAAATCCGATGTCAAGAGTTGACGCAAGCATTTTCGTACACAAAGCAACTTACAAATATTGTAAGTTATTTTTGATGTAAGTAAAAAGTTGAAGCTATAATACTCAAAGTATCGAAAACTACGTTCGTCGTGCACTCGAAAACAATATGCTTATTGTGTCTGCACTAATTACTCAAGGTCCGAGAAAAATGGCGAAGCTCATCTTTTTCAGGCTTCGCCAACTTGAGTTATTGGTTAAAATTCATTTAGGAATAATAGAATGCAATTCGTGACTCACCTGGATTTCATAGTGTTTCAATAGTTCTCCGATGTTAATTCCTACTACCTTACGAACTGCGCCGAGGGAGAAGTTAAGCTCCTCAATGCCCGGCCGATCTGGCGTTGAATTCATATAGTGTCGGCACGCACGGACAATTGACTCGACGATCAACGATAGCGGAGACTCAGGTGCAATCTCGGAGCGAATCGCCGTAAGAGAGAGTCGGAGCTCCTTCAAAGAATCCGAGACTCGTGCTGGATCCTCTTGAGCATATGGCAGATAAAGAGAACTCTTGTCTTCCAATAAATGGATCACCCGCAGAGCAATTTTCTCGTCTGGGCGATGCGATAGAAATTGAAAAATTAGCCTCTTTCCTCCCTCCAAGCACTCCTTCATTAGTGATTCGTGGTCACGTTTCCATTTTCGCAAATACTCGGCGGGGTAGCCCATACCGCCATTCTTATCAACTAAATCAGCACAAGCTCCGCACAACCATATAGCATTTTTTATGCTCTTCCG